GGGCCCGGCCGCCTACAAGCGGGTGAACGTCGACGCGGCAGCGAAGGTGATCTTCGAGGTGAACGGCGTCCCGGCGAAGGTGCTCTACAGCGACGACGAGATGGCGGCGATCGACGAGGAGCAGGCCGCGCAGGCGCAGCTTCAGCAGGTGCTGCAGGCTGCCCCGGTGGCAGCTTCTGCGGCAAAGGATCTCGCCCAGGCCGGCGCGCTGGCCCAGGGATCCCCGACACAGGCCGCTGCCGTGCTGCCGCAGCCATGAGCGCCGCGGCTGTGCCGTGGCCGTGCACCGTTGCCCAGGTCGACGACATGCCGGGCCGCTGGGTGTGCGTGCCAGACGGCGCCGAGGAGCTTGCCGGGGTCGGCCGTGACGAGGACGAGGCGACCGACGACATGTGCGATCGAATTGAAATGGCCACGCACCACTGATGCTGACCGGCGACCTGTTCACCCGGTTCTGGAACCTGCGCGAAAGCGCGCGGGCTGTTTTCCAGCGCCACAAGGCCACGCCGAAGCAGGCGCGGCCGATCCTTGACGAGCTCCGCGAGTTCTGCCGCGCGGACACGTCCTGCATCATCTTCGGGCGCGACGGCCGCGTCGACACTCACGCCACGGCTGTGGCCGAGGGCCGGCGCGAGGTGTGGCTGAAGATCACGCAGATTCTTTCCCTGACCGACGAGCAGATCAACGCACTGAAAGGCGACGACCATGACCATGACCATGACCACGAGTAACGCACCCGCGCCGGCCGCCGGCGCGCCCGCTCCTGCTGCGCCCGCTGCCCCGAACGCGGCGGCCGAGCTCCTGGGCGGCGCACCGGCGCCCGATCCTGCGCCCGGCGCTCCCGCTCCAGCACCTGGCGCGCCCGACCCGAATGCTGCCGGCGAGCAGGGCCTGAAGCTGCCCGGCAAGGACGCCACGCCCGAGCAGTGGGCCGAGTTCTACAAGGCGATTGGCGCGCCCGAGAAGGCCGAGGACTACAAGCTCCCGGTGCCCGATGGCGACGACGGCGCGTTCGCCAAGACCGCGTCGGAGTGGTTCAAGGACGCGGGCATCCTGCCCCAGCAGGCCGAGAAGCTGGCGGGCAAGTGGAACGAGTTCGTTGCGTCGCAACAACAGGCGGCGGACAAGGTCGAGGCCGACCGGGTCGCGGCGCTGCACGCCAAGAACACCGCCGAGCAGGCCGACCTGCGCAACGAGTGGGGCCAGGCGCACACGGCGAACATGGAGTTTGCGCGGCGCGCGGCCACGCAGTTCTTCCCGAAGGAGCAGGCCGGCGCGGTGATCGAGGCGATGGAGAGCGTGCTGGGCTACAAGGCCACGATCCAGGCGCTGCACCGCATCGGGCAGGGCCTGGGCGAGCACGACGCGACGGCGGGCCTGGGCGGCGCGGGCAACGCGGGCGCGGGCGAAAAGTCGCTGGCGCAGCGCATGTACCCGAACATGCCGAACTGACCTCTGTTGAGATTTTCTGTGGTATTGACACAACAGTTGTGCCGGCGCTACAGTCGCGCCACTGGTGTGGTTTCCGCGCCACTGAAGTGAAATTCTTACCGGAGGTTGCATGGCAACGATTGGCTTTCAGGCGCTGACGCTCACCGATTGGGCCAAGCGCGTCTCGCCCGATGGCAACGGCATCTCGCCGGTCGTCGAGCTCCTCAACCAGTCCAACGAGATCCTGATGGACATGCTGTGGCTGGAGGGCAACCTCGCCACCGGCCATCGCACGACCGTCCGCACGGGCCTTCCGGCCGTCGCTTGGCGCAAGCTGAACTACGGCGTGCCGCAGGCGAAGTCGACGACCGTCACGGTCGACGATACGTGCGGCATGCTGGAAGCCTTCGGCCAGGTCGACAAGGACCTCGCCGAGCTCAACAACACGACCGCCGCCTTCCGCCTGTCGGAGTCGACCGCCTTCATCGAGGCGATGAACCAGACGATGGCCACGACGCTGTTCTACGGCGACAGCGAGCAGAACCCCGAGCGGTTCCTCGGCCTGGCGCCGCGCTACAGCACCATCGCGGGCGCCACCAACGGGCAGAACATCCTGTCGGCCGGCACCGTCACCGGCGGCGACGGCACCTCGATCTGGCTGATGGGCTGGGGCCAGAACAGCGTGCACGGCATTTTTCCCAGGGGGTCGATGGCCGGCCTGCAGCACGAGGACCTGGGCCTGGAGACTGTCACCGACGCGGTCGGCGGCAAATACCGCGCCTACCTCGACCGCTACCAGTGGAAGTGCGGCCTGGCGCTGCGTGACTGGCGCTACGTGGTGCGCGGTTGCAACATCGACGTGTCGGCGCTGGTTGCGGATACCGCGGGCACCACGGTTCGCATCATCGAGCTCATGAGCCGCATGATCGACCGCATCCCGAACTTCGGTTCCTGCAAGCCCGTGTTCTACATGAACCGGACGGTGTTCTCGATTCTGCGCGTCCACGCCATGAACCGCTCGGCCAACGCGCTCGGCCTGGAGCAGGGCATGGACCAGTTCGGGAACCCGATCCGCGGCGGCCTGAACTTCCTCGGCATCCCGATCCGCCGGGTGGACGCCATCACCAACACCGAAGCGCAGATCAGCTGATCGGCCGCACGAGCAGGAAGGAACCATCATGATCCTCGACCGCGAAAACGCATTCAGCCAGTCTCAGGCGCTCTCGAGCGCGACCCTCGCGCCGTCCACCGACGTGATCGACCTGTCGCAGATCCGACAGATCGGCGCCGGCAAGGGCGAGCCGTTCATCGTCCTGAACTTCGAGGCCGCGCCCGGCGGCACGACGCCCACCATCACGGTGGCGCTGCAGACCGACGACAACGTCGGCTTCGCATCCCCGGCAACGCCGATCACCTACCTGAATGCGGTCACCACGCCAGGCGCGTCGTCGCAGCTCGCGTTCCACCTGCCGCGCCAGGGCCTGGAGCGGTTCATCCGCCTGGCCTACACGCAGGGCGGCACGAACCCGACGACCACGGTGTCGGCGCACCTGGTGCTCGACGCCCAGGAAGACGTCAAGTACCCCGGCGGCTTCACGGTGCTCTGACATGCGGCAGCGCGCTCTCAAACCTGGCGTGCTCGCCAACCCGTACCGGTACGTCGAGGCCGGGCAGGTGTTCGAGCACGCCATGGCCATGCTGTGGGCCGAGCCGGTCGACGAGGAGCAGGCTGCGGACGAGGCGGCCGAGCTGGAGCCTGAGGCGGCCGAGGCCGATCCGGCGCCAGCACCAAGCCGGCGCAAGCGAACGACGCCGACGCAACCGGCTGGCGGCGAGGCCGATCCGATCTGACGGGCCGCCCAAGGGTGGCCCTTTTTCCGAGGTGACAGCATGCATTGGGAACCGCGCATCCGTGACGTGATTGGGCGGCTGAAGGTCAGCCTGCACCAGAACGTCTACGAGGCCGATTTCGAGTACGGGGCCCAGCCGCTGCGGTGGGGAAGCCTCGTGGCCAACGGCGGCACCGTCGCGCACGTTCCTGGTTCTGGCGGCGTTCGCATGCGCGTGCCCACCACGTCGGGCGCCGTGGCCATCCGCCAGTCGCGCCCGTACCATCGGTACCAGCCCGGCAAGACCATGTTCATGGCGTCGGCCATCGTGCTGGGGCCGGCGCAGTCCGGCAACGTGCAGCGGGTTGGCTTCTTCGACGATTCCAACGGCGTCTTCTTCGAGGACGCGGGCCCGACGCCACTCAACCCGAGCGGCATGGTCGTCGTCGTCCGTTCGGACGTGACTGGCCAGGTTGTCGACACCCGAATCCCGTCGAACCAGTGGTCGTGCGACCGTGCTTTGCGCGAGACGATCAACTGGAACGCCATTCAGATGATCTTCATCGAGTACGCCTGGTACGGCGCCGGCATGTGCCGGTGGGGCGTGTTCGTCGACGGCGAGCCGCGCATCCTGCACCAGATCGGCTTCGGCAACAGCCCGGGGCAGCTGGTGCCGTGGTCGCGGACCGGGAACCTGCCGGTGCGCTACGAGCAGCGCAACACGGCCACGATCGCGGCGCAGAACGACATGTTCCACTACGGCGTGTCGGTGCTGGTCGAGGGCCGGATCGACGACCAGCGAGGGTTCACCTACGCCTACGGAAACCCGCAGAGCGCGCCGCGCCGCGCCGTGTCGGCTGGTGCGAACCGCTTTCCAATCCTGAGCTACCGGGGCCGTCCGGTGGGCACCGTGGTCGCCAGCAACAACGGCACCGGTGGCCTCGGCGTGCCGGCGATCAACGGCGGCGCGATCACAGGCAGCTCGCCGATGGGCATGCTGGTGGCCAACAGCAATTTCCCGGCCGGCGGCCTGGTCGGGCTGATGGTTTACTGGCCGTCGCTGAACCAAACGGCGCGCATCACGTCGAACGAGGTGAACTCGATCACCTATGTCGACAACGTGCTGGGCACTCCGGTGGCATCGGCACCGGGCGCCGGCATCGCCTATCAGATCGGCCTCATCAACCGCGGCCAGATGCTGCCGCGGCGCCTGCAGCTGACCTCCGACAACCCGGTCTTCGTCGAAATCTTCGTGTCGCGGCCGGGTTCGCAGATCAACCTGACGGGCGCAAACTTCGTCGTCAACGCGGCGGCGCCGAACAGCTTCGCCGAGATCGACGCCAGCGCGACGGCGTTCACCCTGTCGGGCGAGTGCGTCTACAGCTTGTTCGTGCCGGCCAACAACCCGGTCGACCAGCAAATCGACACCCTGTTCCCGCTGCTGAACAGCATCCGCGGCGACCAGCCCGACATCCTGACCGTGGCCTGCACGAACCCCGGCGGTTCGACCGCCAACTGCTCGGTGCAGATCATCGGACAGGAAGCCATGAGCTGACGGCCGGCCGCGGCCCCACCCAAGCAAGGACGACACGATGTTCATCCGCATGACCAGAGACTCCAACGTCGCATCGGGCGTCGTGCTTCGCTTCGGCGAGACATACGACCTGCCGCGTGAGCAGGCGCAGGCGCTGATCACCAAGGGCGACGCGGTGCTCGTCACGTTCGACCCGGGCGGGTACAACCCGGCGGCCGTGGCGCTGACCGGCAACACCATCAACAACACGTCCGTGGGCGCGACGACCCGCAGCACGGGCGCGTTCACGCGCCTGGCGCTGGACCGCACCGACTCGACCTCCACGCCTGGCAACGTCACCAACAACAGCCAGATGGGCCGGGCCGCGTTTGCAGCCGCCGGCACGGCCGTGGTCGTGACGAACAGCAGCGTGACGGCGACCTCCGAGGTCTTCGTGCAGCTGCTGGGCGCAGCCGACGCGACGCTGACCTCGATCGTCGGCGTGACGGTTGCCGCCGGCTCGTTCACCGTGACCGGCAACGCTGCTGCCACGGCGGCCAAGTCGTTCAGCTTCCTGGTGATCAACTGACGATGCGTGCGGCGCGCCGGGCCCGCTCCGGCGGGCTTTCGTGCGTTGTGATTTCGCAACGCTGTCGCTAGAATCGCACCATCGCAATTCGAGTCGAGGCAGGCATGGCCAGCCAGGTGTCCATCGTCAATCGCGCGCTGATCAAGCTGGGTGAGCAGCCGATCCTGCTGCTGACCGACAACGTGAAGCAGGCCCGCACGATGGCCGCGCTGTTCGACGACACACGCGATGCCGAGCTCCGCGCGCACCGCTGGAAGTTCGCCATGCGGCGCACGCGGTTGTCGGCGCTGGTCGAGACGCCGGATTGGGGTTACCGGCAGCAGTACGAGCTCCCGGCTGACTTCCTGGGCCTGGTGCAGGTCAATGAGATCTACCTGCGCACCGGCATGAAGCAACGCCCGCCCTGGGCCATTGAAGGCCGGCGCCTGCTGACCGACCTCGCGGCGCCGCTGGCCATCCGCTACGTTGCGCGCGTCACCGACACGTCGCTGTTCGATCCGTTGTTCGTCGACGCGCTGGCCTGCCGCCTGGCGATGGAAGCCTGCGAGGCGCAGACGCAGAGCGACACGAAGTTCCAGCGGGTGGCCGGCATGTACGACCAAGCCCTGAAGCTGGCGATCCGGCAAGACTCGGTTGAGGCGCCGCCCGACGAGCTGCCCGATGGCACGTGGCTGGAGTCGCGCCAGGGCGCTGGCTATGCGGGGATCGGGCCCGATGGCGGCCTGTGGCCATCCGGCGTGACGGTGTTCTGACATGGCCAAGGCATCGCCTTTCATCGCGAACCTGAATGCGGGCGAGCTTTCGCCCATGCTCGACGGGCGGGTCGACTACGCCAAGTACCCGAACGGCGCCAGCAGGCTGGAGAACTTCATCCCCACCGTGCAGGGCCCGCACGTGCGGCGCGGTGGCACGCGGTTCGTCGCCGAGGTCAAGAGCTCGGCCGCCGGCCGGCCGCTGCTGCAGGTCTTCGAGTTCAGCGTCAGCCAGGCCTACATCGTCGAGTTCGGGAACTTCTACTGCCGGTTCTACACCTGGGACGCGGTCACGCTGCGGCGCGGTCGCCTTGAGGTGTCTGGCGTTCCTGTCGAGGTGGCCACGCCCTACGCGATCGGCGACCTCTACAACACAGACGGCACGCCCCGGATGCGGTTCGCGCAGTCCGGCGATTTCCTGTACATCGCGCACCCGAGCTATCAGCCCCGGATCCTGCGGCGCCTGACCGCGACCTCGTTCACTCTGGTCGTGTTTGAAGGTAAGGGCGGTCCATGGAAAGCGCTGAACGACACAAGCACGACGGTCTACGCCAGCGCGGAAACGGGCTCGGGCATCACGCTAGTCGCTTCGGCCGCGATCTTCCAGGCCGCGCACGTGGGCTCGCTGTTCTTCCTGGAGTCGAAGGACCTGAACGCGATCCCGGCCTGGGAGCCCGGTCACACTGTTGCGGTGGGCGAGCGAGCAAGATCTGACGGCAAAACGTACGAGGCTCTGAACGCGGCAAAGACTGGCGTGAATCGTCCAGTACACACAGATGGAGCCTTGTACGACGGCAATCCCACGAGCGTGCAGTGGCTCTACCGAGATGCCGGCTACGGCTACGTGCGGATCACGGGTTTCGTGTCGACGACGCAGGTCACGGCCGATGTCGTCGACCGGCTGCCCTCGCAGGTGGTGGGCGCAGGCAACGCGACGACCCGCTGGGCGCACGCGGCCTGGTCCGGCGTCGAGGGCTGGCCGTCTCAGGTCGCGTTCTTCCGCGAGCGGATGTGGTGGGCCCGCGCGCAGGAAGTCTGGGCATCTGTGTCGGCCGACTTCACCGACTACTCGCCCCGCACGTTCAACACCGTGACGGCCGACGCTGCGTTCACGGTACAGATCAACTCTGGCAAGATCAACGCGGTGCAGTGGCTGGCGCCCGACCGCGACCTGTTGGTGGGCACGGCCGGCTGCGAGTTCGCCATTGGAGAGCTCACCAACGGCGAGCCGCTGGGCCCGAACAACCGGCGCTCGAAGGTCGCCAGCGAGTTCGGGTCGCGCGCCATCCCGCCGGTCAAGAACGGCAAGAGCACCCTGTTCGTGCAACGCTCCGGCCTGGTGGCGCGTGAGACGTTTTACGACTTCTCGGGCGACGGCTACGAGTCGAACGAGGCCACCGTCGAGTCCGAGCACATCACCCAGTCTGGTGTGCTCGACATGGTGTTCGCGCCCGAGCCCACTCCCATCGTGTGGGCCATCCGCGCGGACGGCGCTCTGATCGGCTTCACATGGAACAACGAGCAGAAGGTCCGCGGCTGGCACCGGCACCCGATCGGTGGCGGCGGCGTGGTGGAGTCCGTGTCAGTCATGCAGGCGGCCGAGGGCGACCGGAACGAGCTTTGGCTGGTGGTGCGCCGCACGATCAACGGCGTGACCAGGCGCTACGTCGAGTACATGGAGCGGCCTTGGCGCGAGGGCGACCCGCAGTCGCGGCAGTTCTACGTCGACTCGGGCCTGACCTATGACGGCGCTCCGGCGGCGACGATCTCCGGCCTGGCGCACCTCGAAGGGCAAACCGTTGACGTGTTGAGCGACGGCGCTCCCCATCCGCAGCGTGTAGTGACGGGCGGTCAGGTCACGCTGCAGCGCCCGGCGTCTGTCGTGCATGTGGGCCTGCCCTGCCGGTGCCTGTACCGCTCGATGCGCCTGGAAGCCGGCTCCTCCGATGGCACGGCGCAAGGAAAGACCAAGCGGATCCACAAGGCTGTCCTGCGGTTCCTGAACACCGGCGGCGGGCGCTACGGCGGCAGCGATTCGGCGCTCGACGACCTGCAGTTCCGCACCTCGGCCGACCCGATGGGCGCGCCCGTTCCGTTGTTTTCTGGCGACAAGGTGGTGTCCTGGCCGGACGGCTACACGACCGACGCCTACATGATGTTCGTGAACGAGCAGCCGACTGCGGTCACGCTGGTGGCTCTAGCGCCGCAGCTCGTGACGCAGGACGCGCGATGAGGGTCGAGGCGTTCCGCCCGGCGCACCTGGATCGCCTGCGCCTGCAACCGGCCCAGGCGCACTTCGGCGCCGAGCTTCTGAAGCCCGGTTATGCCGACATGCTGCGGCAAGGGTCGTCGTTTTCGGCGGTGGCTGGCGACGACGTGCTGGCCTGCGCGGGGGTATCCGAGGTGTGGGAAGGCCGGGCGGTGGCCTGGGCGCTGGTGTCCGAGGCGGCCGGCCGGCACATGCTGGGCATTCACCGGGCCACGGCGGGCTTCCTTGCGCAGGCCGCATATCGGAGAATCGAGGCCACGGTCGACGAAGGGTTCGAGGCGGCGCACCGGTGGCTGAGGCTGCTGGGGTTCTCCTGCGAGACGCCTGCGGGAATGCGCGGGTTCAACCCGGACGGCCGCAACAGTTTTCTCTACGCGAGGGTGCAATGGCTGGACCGTTGATGGTGCCGCTGATGATCGCATCGGCTGCAATGGGCGCAGTGGGCTCAATTCGCTCTGGCAACGCTGCAAACGAGGCCGCCAAGGGCGAGGCTTTGCGGATGAACATGGCTGCCGACCAGACCATGCGCGATGGCTTGGCCGAGGACGAGCGCGCGCGCATTGAGCAGCGCAGGGCGCTGGGCCTGCAACTGGCCGCCAGCGCGGAAGCCGGTGCCGGGATCAACGCCGACCAACTGCGACAGTCGATCTACGACCAGGAGATGGACTCTGCCGCGATCCGCTACGGCGCGGCGACCAGGGCCCAGGGCCTGAACGACCAGGCAAACATCAGGCGCGCGGAAGGCAAAAGCGCGCGGACGGCCGGCTACCTCAACGCCGCCGGCACCCTGCTGAACGCGGGGGCCAGCTACTATGGCGGTCGGGCGCGTATTGACGCGGCAAAGACCAGGGTCAGGACGGGGTAAGGAATGGCACGAATCCAGGTCTACGAGAGGCGGGTTGCGCAGGACGGTGGCGCGTCGATCGCGCGCCTGAGCGGAGCCGATCCAATTGGCGCTGCGCTGCAGAACATCGGGCAAGCCGGTGAGCGGGCGGCCGGCGCGATCGTGCAGAAGGAACTGCTGACGCAAGAGCAGGCTTTGCGTGACCAGGAGGTGGCCCGGCGCGAAAGGGAGAAAGCCCAGCGCGACGCCGAAGAACTCGACAAGGCGCAGGTGCCGAACCTGCTGGCGACCGGGCAGGTGTACTGGCAGCAGCGCGAGGACGAGCGTTTTCAGGCGTGGAAGGTCGGCGACCCCGACATGCGTGAGCAGATCGGCAAGGA